GTAGCGGTTGCTGTATTTCAGCTGGTCGGTGGTGGGTGGTATTAGCTGCGACACAAGCATAAAATCGTGGGCACGTATGGCTGCTTCGGCGGCCAATTGTGTCTCCAATGTTATGTGGAAAGTTTGTGCGAACAAGGCGCGAGTTGCGGGATCAGGATTAAACTCGCGGAACACCATGCTCTGCAGCTCGGTGGGACTCACATGTCCCCACCTCTTCTCCTCGTGTGTTAAGACCACACCTTCAGACACTTCAAGGGCTGTTCTGCCTAACTGCCCCAGGACAGGGCACTGACCCATCTCATAGACGAGAGACAGGGCCTTACTACGGAGAAGAGAATCCATAACGGCATGTCCTCCATGGATGAATGACGACGTCCATCCAAACGTCTCGAAGACACGTCGCGGATCCTTAATACACACACCGCTCTCAGCAAAGGTCATGCCGCAAAAATGGCCTCTGCAAGGGTGCTCTAGTTCATGAATGTCAACGGTGAATCCGCAGTCTTTAAAGTCATCAGCATCGAGGCTGCCTGACACAGCGAATAAACCATCGTCACCCTCCACCAGAGCGTCGCCCGTCATCTGTTTTTCCTGGCATATGAACAAAAACAGCATGAGATTTGTGAACCCATTCCCAAGCGACGTACACATGTCCCCGGACATGCGCCGACCTCGCACTTTAGCCGTGACCCCAGACCGCGTGTGAAGGCGGTTTTCCCCTGTGATCACTGAATTGATGTATCTGGCGTCTTCCGGATAGGCCTGCAGCATGTATGAATACAAGCGGCATTCAACAGCATGCATCAACTCTGGCGTAAAGTGGCTCTCAAAAGCCTTGTAATCATTCTCATAGTACCGCATCCCGGCTCGATACAATGCCTTAACACGCCCCGGGCGGTCGGGCACAGGAACGTGTTTTATGAAATACGGGAGCGCGTACACTGCTTCTTCGATTCTCTTAAACAATGGGCCGCTGTACGCTTTGAAGCTGTCGTGTCGACTGTTTATCCAGCGTGCCTCCTTAAACTCGAAGTAGGCTTCGAGTTTGATAAACGAGTCGATGTGGCTCGATTTCTTACGCGCGGGTATTTGCCACCGATCGCGCTCGCGAGTCTCTCTCA